GTGGTGATTTTTAATTACCCCGTTGCGGCAGGCAAATCGGCGGCACTAAACGTATACAGCGTATCAACATGGAGGACGAAACATTCATCGTGGCGATGGTTCTGGCCATCCTCCTTTTGTGTGGGCTTTTGCTTATGTTTTGTTCCCGTAAAAAGGAACAAATTAACGAGGTGGACTCTGGAATTGAGGCATTCCAATCCAGCCTTTTTAACTCTGATGAGGATGACCAGTCGCTTGGGTCCGCTGCTCACAGAGGCATAGGTACTAAGTACCAACGATTTGTGGTTAACAAGATGCGTAGCGAGCTCGGTGTTATTACACACAACACCGCCAACCGCCTCGTCGCTCAAAAGACGGCTTTGAAAATAATGGCCAACGACGAGGACATGCGTACCGCACACATTAGTTACCACTTACCAATTATAGTTTCTCTTTACTTCATCCCTACTGACTCAGACATCATCTCTAACCAGATTGACAAGAGCTACGCCAAAGAGTGCCGTGTTCGTGCGGTGAACTCTGGGCGGTCAGTGAAATAGGGGTGCCCGGCGATGATCGACGGTGTGGAGACCAGTATTGATGTTACGGGTCATCCAGACATAACCACCACGAGGTTTATCAATGGGAAAAGATGCACACGAGCTGTGCGTGTTTTGAGCGGGTTCAGTGGAGGAGCCACTTACAACATGCACAACAACAGTCTCAATAATCTCTCTAGGGGGGTAGTTGAACGAGTGTTGTACACTCGAACACCTGAGGGATTGGTACCCCCTCTCCGGCCTGTACAGCAGGCATTCGAACGATTAAGCGGTGTATCCGCTGCCGTTCTTCGCAAGACGTGTCCGACCACCGTTGTCTCTCGGGATGAATACCCTGAGTTGTACAGCGGTCGCAAACGTCTTGTGTATGAGCGGGCCGTCGCTAGCCTCTCCGCGGAGGCCGTTTCACGACGAGACGCAATCGTTAGAGTGTTTGTTAAAGCAGAGAAAGTAGCCTTCTCTGCTAGCAAGCCGGATCCCGTACCTAGAGTAATACAACCACGTCACCCCCGTTATAATGTTGAAGTGGGGAGGTATCTTAAGAATTTTGAGAAGTTGATGTATTTGGGTTTCGAGAGGGCTTTTGGGTATAAGGTTATATTAAAGGGCCTCAATGCCACAGAAACAGCAACTGCAATTAAGGGAATGTGGGACACGTATAAGAAGCCGGTGGGTATTGGACTTGACGCAAGTCGGTTCGATCAGCACGTGAGTTCAGAGGCTCTGGACTTTGAACACCGCTATTATAATAGTGTATTCAATTCTCCTGAATTAAAGAAACTGTTGTCTTGGCAGAAGGTCAACTTTGGGAAGGGAATGGCCAACGATGGGTCAATAGCCTACAAGGTCAATGGCTGTCGCATGTCCGGTGATATCAACACTAGCATGGGCAACTGCTTCATTATGTCTTGTGCTGTTCTTTCGTACTTGGAGGAGG